GCTATCTGGTTCGGGGTTATGCCGCCCACCTGAAACAATTCCCGGTAGAACGCTGCCCGCGCCGCTGAATCGCCCCGCAAAAGTCCTTCAATCGAATGCTCATAGAACAGAATCGCCCGGTCCCGTTCCGGGATTAAAGACATATTGAAAGACTGCTCCAGTCTCACCAGCCAGGACCGGAGGGTTTTGACAACGTAATCGATATTGAATTGCTCCGCACTGGCATACGTAGAAGCCTTGTCATATTCACCGTACATCTGGGGCGGGAGGCGATATATCCGGGAGCCGATGTCTATGTTCTGGTAAGAGCGGCTTTCAAGGAACTGCGCCTCGTCATTCGGGATTCCTATCTTCTCAATCTTCATGGCTTCCTGTAGGAGCATCAAGCGATGAGACTTTCCAAGGCCGGAGTGCGCTTCAGTGAGAGATGTTTTTAGATTTTGATGCCCTTCAGGAGAGAGCTTTCCGGGGTGCGATACAATCACGCCTGGGTGTGTTCCCTGCCCGAAGTACAGAGCCCCAAACTCTTCGAGAGACTTTCCGAGCCCGATTGCTTCACGGTGGTGCGCTATAGGTGAATAGCCTTTGATGCCGTCGAACGAAAGGCCCGGAGTGTGAAGTACCTTTTCTTTCGGGAGAATAACGTCCGGCGAGCCAGTCCCGGCCATGCCGATCTTGTAAACAATCTGCTTGCGCTCGTTTCGCTTGACCTCTACCCGCTGCGGGGGTATCGGCCACAGAGCAACGACAACACCTTTACCGAGGAGCCCCTTGCCGTACTCTTTCTCCGCGTAGGCGTTCCCCCACGACAGAAGATGCGACATATACGTCTCCCGGAAAGACATCGCAGTCATTTCGGGGTTTGGGCTGTCATGTAAAAGAGCGTAAAGACTGTTTTCAACTGCTTTCTCCCGGCCCTGCCCCTCCCTCCGGTAGAGATGCAACGGGAGAGACGAGGAGTCTTCCGAGAGAACCTTGATACAACACCACACGACGGCAAGCTGCATCGCACTCGTCTCGGATATATGAGACCCGGACTTCGTTACCGGACCCGTCCCGCCATACAGGAAGCCGCCCGGATAGTACGAGCTATCATCAAGCGGCCCAAGCGCCATTCTCTTTTCGAGAGCGCCGATAATGCTCATTTAGCAGGTCTCCTAAACAACCAGCCAAGGCCAAGAAGCATAAGTAAGATACCCGTTACAACGTATGAAATCCACGGCTCAAAGAGATACAGCCCCCAGCCTATCAAACTAAGCCCGCCAAAGACGAAAATATCTCGAATATCAAAGGCATTCCACAGCCCTTTGAACAGAGACGAAATGAATCTTCCTATTTTTCTAATGATTTTCACCGCATAGCCTCAACCTCTGTTTTATGGAATCTTATGAAAGGGCTTTTGATCTTCTTATCACCTTTCTTATATTGCGCCTTGTATATTTATTGCCTTTTTTGATGTTGTCGATTTTCCAGAGGGGCTGAAGGTTTGTATAATTAAGACATACTCTTTGACTTCCTGGGATCGATAAGTCAAACTTAGAACATGGGATTATATGGTCAACCTCCCACCCACCCTCCCCGTAATTTTCCCAAGTCATGCCTGGTTGGAATTGTTTTTCTATATGGTCCATAAACTCATCAATGGTACAACCCAATAAATTCATTGATGTAGCTTCCTTTACGCTCTTGGAATTTCGGATCATGTGTGATATTCTGCCGCGCATAGTGGCCACCATCCTATTAGTGACCGCACTTTTGCTAACATTGACAAACCCCTTGCCTTCGTTGGCTATAAACGCCACTACATCTTTCCGGGGTATTCTTATAAGCCTACCCACTACCTTAACAGCATTTATATTCCCAAACTTTATCATATCATAAACCCTGCTCTTTGTTACTCCGAATAGCTCTGCTATTTCCTCGGGTTTAAACATGGCTTTGTCTGGTATCGCGTTTGGAATAATCATGCTTGATTATCCCCATTTTTCGGTTTTTTTGTCAAGCATTTATGTCCTTTTTTTCCGCACCGATTGCGCTAAATGCACTCTATGCAGTATATTTTTTATTTATGGCCCTACCGGCTGTGTTATTTTCTGCGCAACCTCGCGCCGGATTCTGAGTATCCGAGACGGCCCCACCCGCTCAGCCTCTACTTTCCCCTCCGCTATCCACGAATAGAGGGTACGTATTTTGATGCTATAAAAGTCAGCCACTTCTTGCGGGGTGAGATATTGCTTCTGCGGCAGGGTGGTCATAGATCCTCCTTTCTCACAGCCCCGATTTCCATGCCGTCTTCAAGAAGCATCACATGGACATCAAAGCCGAAGCCTTTTATGATTTCTTGAAGGGCCGCTTTAAGATGTTTGTATGTCTCCGTCGACAATTTCTGACGACATCTCAGCACAACAATATCGCCATCCTTCACGTCAAGCTTCTGCATGGACTGGAGCCAGTTGACCCGCTTTTCCATTTCTGCCAGCATCGGTTTGACAACTTCCCTCACCTGATCATCTGTGACTTTTGGTTTGAAAATCTTAAACATTCTCCCTCTCCTTTCAAAATGCCATTGATTTCAAAATTTCATCCTTCGTCATGCCCTCATACGCCGATTCTTCATGGTGGGCCAACGCCCGGCCGGTAGCCATGATCAGGCAGACTCCGCCGTCAATCTTCGATTCGTTTTTCTCCTTCGTCGGGTAGTAATACTTCACCGGTCCCGTATTTCTCCCCTGCCGCTTGACGATGTTCCCCATCATCCAGGTCAACACCGGATCGCCAGAGTGCCAGAGCTTACAATCATAGATAAGCGCCTCTACTTCCTTCATCGGCTCCGACATGAGCGCAGGGCCTTGCGTAATCTCAATGCACTTCTCCGGCCCCAGCCACTCCATGACGTTGTTGACCAAATAGGTTGATTCGCGCGGGTCATAGGCCAGCTCACAGATAGGATGATTGGCATTGATAGCTTTCAGATCGTCTTCAATATACTTAAAATCCGTCCTCGCTCCGGGTGTCTGTGTGATATATCCTTCCTTTTCCCACTTCACATAGTGATCATTCCCAGCCTGTGTTACGGTTTCCTCGGGGAGATAGTGCTTTGCGAAGGCCGCATACCCGCCGTTGTGTTCAAATACCAGCACCAGGGAGGAGATATCTATCTTCGATGCGAGGTCAAAAGCAGCATAGCAGGGCTGGCCCTTAAAGTCTTCCGGCTTCAAAGAGGTATCCTTGCAGGCTTCCCACTTCGCCATGTTCATCCAGGCAACACCGGCATTCATCCACTGATTCAAATGTTTACATAGATTGATGTTCTGCTTCGAGGCGTCTGTCATTGTTTCGGTGTATTTCCGATAGAGATAATCTTCCATGACCGATACGCCATAGTTCGGATTCGCCTTTTTCCAGCACTCAAAGTCTTTCCAGTCGTCATCCGGCCCGATTCCGTAAATGATAGCGAATAGGGCTTCGTTTTCGACGGTCTTTTCCAGCACCTTGATTGCCCGCAGGTGCATGTCATAGCAGGGTGATGATGTGTCTGTGCCGGCGGTCGTAATCACAAAGAGCATCGGTTGTTCCCGCGCCCCCATACCGGTGTCCATCGTGTCGTACTGTTCTGAGGTTCTGTGTTCGTGGTACTCATCGATAATGGCACAGTGGGGGCTCGCACCATCACCTGGCTTGCCGATCAGTGGTTCAAACCGGGACATATCTTCAAGGCGGTAGATACTCGTCGGATTTTTGGGGTTGCCGGACATGGATAGGTTGAACGCTTCCCTAAGCCCTTCGTTCCGGTTCGCCATCATCCACGCCGGACGGAAAACTTCAAGGGCCTGCTTCTCGGATGTCGCACCGCTGTAGACTTCAGCCCCTTTCTCGTGATCGGCGGCCAGCATATATAGCCCGGCAGTTGCGGCATCCACGCTTTTCCCGTTCTTTCGTGGAATCTCAATGAAAATAGTGCTGAACCGCCTCAGTCCGTTGGATTTCTTAACCCATCCCCATATCGAACACTGTATAAATACCTGGTGCGGTTCCAATTTCAGGAGTTGCCCCGCCCATTTGCCCTTTACGTGGTGGAGTAATTCAGAGAATCGGCACCGCCTGTTTGCCAATTCCTTGTCAAATCTAAAAGGGAAGTCCTTTTTCTTCGCCCGTTCAAGATCGTCAAGGTGTCTCTGACAGGCCGCTATGACGTACGGCCC